GTCGGCTTTACAAACGCGTCTTATGTTGAATCCGATGGAGTGACTTATCCTGATTTATTTACTTCAGGAACGACTTCAGCGGCAAATAGTACTCGTATCAAGTACAACGCTTCCGGTTCAGCGGGCTTCTGGTGGCTTCGGTCTGCTTACAGCGCGACTATCTTCAGGTGCGTGAGCAATGGTGGCAATGAGGGCAGCGACAGCGCGAGTTACGCGGACGGGGTCGTCTTCGGCTTCTGTACCGATTAATCTTTTAATCAAAATGAAATCCGGGCCGTTTTGGCCCGCTGGAGGTGATATTTAAATGGCTTTTGTAAATACAAGAGACACCCTCGGTGATCAAGCAACGGTTGACGGATTGGTCGAGCACAGTTTAACGGAGTTGAAGGAAGATGGAATCGGAATTGTAGAGTCTTACGCGTGCTATAAAAATACTGGTCTACAGTCCGTAGAACTTCCCGGTGTTTCGCAGATCAAAGCAAACGCGTTTGATGCTTGCAGCAATCTTGAGGTCGTCAAGCTTGGAGGAGAAGGATCTTCCAATTCGCTGAGTATTGCAGCAAATGCTTTTAATGCCTGCTCGAAGTTAAAGCATTTAATCGTAGACAGACCGGCAAAGGCTTCGCTGGCGGAGGCTTCCGGACTTGCAGGAACGCCAATTGCCAGAGGTGAAGGCGCCGTTTATGTTCCGAATGATCTTCTGAGCACTTATAAAAGCGATAATGTCTGGAAGAATTTTTTTATTGTCGATAAGACAAAATATCCGCTGTCCGTATTTGATTCTCTTGCCGACTACTCCTGGTCCACCATCCTTACCAATCCAGATTACGCGACCTCTTACGCCGTTAAAGACACTAAAACGATGGAATTGACCGATGGCACTAAAATCAAAATGGACCTAGCCGCTTTTAATACCGACGTTAAAGCGGACAATAGCGGTACAGCTAAAATGACCTGGATCTGCCATGGAATTCCTACGACGCATCGTATGAATGCAACTGCTGTCACTACAGACGGATGGGCTGGTTCGGAAATGAGAAGTTGGCTTATCAGCGATATTTTATCCAAGATCCCAACTGAGATTAAATCACACATTGTGCCCGTAAAGAAGTCTTATCGATCCAAATCACCGAATGATGAAACTTTATGGTCCGATGATGAGATCTGGATTCTGTCCTACAAGGAAGTCGGCTTTACAAACGCGTCTTATGTTGAATCCGATGGAGTGACTTATCCTGATTTATTTACTTCAGGAACGACTTCAGCGGCAAATAGTACTCGTATCAAGTACAACGCTTCCGGTTCAGCGGGCTACTGGTGGCTTCGATCTGCTCTCAGCACGACTAGCTTCAGGTTCGTGAGCAATATTGGCAATGGGAGCAGCAGCTACGCGAATGGCGCGGACGGGGTCGTCTTCGGCTTCTGTACCGACTAATCTTTTAATCAAAATGAAATCCGGGCCGTTTTGGCCCGCTGGGAAGGAGGTATAGAATTTGCCGGCACCAAAATCAATCCTATGGCAGAAGAGACGGCCATTTGCAGCCGTTGATCTTCCGCCAAAGCTCTACAAAAAGACTGTTGATGCTTGCCTTAAAATGCCAAAGCGGTATACCTATCTTATTCTTCAGGACGTCATACAGCTTGCAGGCAGAGTTATGGATAATACCAAAGCGGCAAATTCTGTATTTCCTACAAACCAACACGAGGCTCAGATTCGCAGAGATTATTGGATTCATGCTCGTGCAGATCTGGAAGCATTGTCTTCGAGAATTGACCGATTTCTGGAAATTCCGGAAACTCTTCGCTATAAAGACGAAATAAGCGGAAGAACGAAAGGAATTACAGAATCAGAGCTTGAAGAAATCGCCGATCTGATCATTCAGGAGCGTGGTTTAATCACAAAAGCTCTGGAATCGGACAAAGAACGATTTAAGAATCTTTCTTAGATTTTTAAATACCAACAGGTTATTTACTAATGTGAGATTACCCGGTTCAGCGAACAACTGGTGGCTTCGATCTGCTAACAGCACGACTAACTTCAGGTACGTGAACAATAATGGCAATGAGAACAACAACAACGCGAATAACACGAACGGGGTCGTCTTCGGATTCCATATCGGTTTCTGCCGTAAGTCAAAGTACGACAAAGGAAAACAAAACGGTATAGAAGGAGCAAATAACCTTCCGAGTGAGACGGTAAACATACAGGTCGGCAAAACTGGGCGGACGCTTCTTGCATGGTCAGAACTTCACGGCATTCTAATTTCATGGCCAGTTTTTAAGCATGTTTAGTCGTGTGGAAATTCATGCGCGGCCTGTCTTTTATTCATTCGACGTAGTATATTACCATGAATAGTAAGGAACGACACGAAGCAAGGTACCAACGAAGAAAAGCAAAGCGCGAGCATAAGATCTTATCAAGAGCATTACAGTATACTAGATGGAATGATATTTATGGTACGTTGGCGCTTGTCGACGGCTATCGTAAAGTTTCGAAAGCTTCTAAAGACAAGACTTCAACGCAGATGTGGATGGCAAATCTTGCGGTTAATGCCAGAACAGAATCCAGGAAACTCACGAATGGCACTTGGAAAAGTCCGGGATACCATAGGTTTATGATAAAAGAACGCGGTAAATGGCGGGATATTCAGAGCGCCCATATTTCCGAAAAGGGCATTCAGAACAGCTTTGTCAACAATTGTTATGTTCCGATTATTGAACCGCATTTAATCTACGACAACGGAGCGAGCCTGAAGAATAAAGGAACTGATTTTTCAATTAAGAGATTTACAAAGCACTTGAGAGATCATGTTAAGAAATATGGTCGAAATGGCTACATCTTTTTCTTTGATTTCAAATCATATTTCACGACGATTGATCAGGATAATATTGTTTCGATGTCCAAACCATTGATATGGGATAAACGAATTCTGAAAACCTATGAGACTTTCACAAGGGCTTTTGGCCCGAGAGGTCTTGGTTTAGGCTCTCCGGTTTCCCAAATCAGTGCGTTGTTATATCCGAATTCTGCAGATCATCTTGTAAAAGATCATTTTGGAATTAAAGGGTATGGCAGGCATATGGATGATGGATACATCATCTGCAATAGCTTGTCAAAACTTAAAATCATCATTCGAGAATTTAAACGGACATGTGAAAATCTTGGAATTATTATGAATTCAAAGAAATGCCACATTATTCGACTTGATCGTCCATTTCGATTTCTGAAAGTTCGTTTCTTTATTACGGAAACTGGTAAAATAATCAGACGAACTGGACGGCATCTTGCAGCGAATGAACGAAAGAAGCTTCGAGCATATCGGAAGTTTCTCGATCTTGGTCTTATGACTTTCAATGAAATTTACCTTAATTTTCATTCGTGGCTAATGAGCTTGAGACCGTTCCATATTTTTCATCTTATTTACAATATCGTTCAATATTTTAATATCGTGTTTTGCGAATATAAAAACTATAGACCGACTAAGTTAACCACCAGGAAGTATAAAGTTATTGACTATATTTCCAGGATAGCGGCGAAGCAAGCGGCTTAAAGTTACTAGAAACTGCTCGGCGGGTCAGTTATAAATTTACAACCGTCGGTTAATTGAATAAGGGACTCGTGGTTTCTAACTCATTCTCCACGGGTCCCACTTTTTATTTGAGAGGAGCGGTTTCTTATGATCCGTTATACCAATCGAAAAACCGTCGACTCCATAAAAGACGGAAACAAAACTACCTATCTGGAGTACCTCGAAGGCTATTGTAATACATCGGATGAAAAGCCGACAAAGAACGTAGCAAACGGTAGCAATCTGATTGACACAGACACTGGAGACTGGTATTTCTTCAATGAAAAGACACAAACCTGGAGTAAATGGCGCGAGTTAAAGGAGTGATGATCCGATGAGATTGTCATTGCTTGATAATCGACGAAACTTTCTACTATACCTTGACGAAGACAAAGTTATTCCAAAGTATATTGTAACATGGAAAAACTGGGATGGAACTGATCTTTACGTAGATACCAAAGCAGCGGAAGGCGGAATCCCAGCTTATGCAGGACCTACTCCGACAAAGCCTGCAACTCAGACGGTTCACTATGAATTTGCCGGATGGACTCCTTCAGTCGTGGCAGTCACAGGGAATACTACATATACCGCGACATTTACTGAAGTTCCGATTATGGTTCAGGTTCAGTGGTTGAACTACGACTCCAGTGTAATCAAAATGGAAGAAGTTCAGGCTGGAACGAAGCCTACTTACAGTGGAACCAACCCGGCAAAGCCTTCGACTACTCAGTATCGCTACAACTTTACCGGCTGGAGTCCGAATCCTGCGATCATTTACGAGGATACGGTATACACTGCCCAATTCCAGGAAGTCCCGAATACTGTCACAGCGACCTTCGTCAAGGATTCCTCCGATGGCGGTGGTACGATCAAGATCGTAACGGTTAATTATGGCGAAACTCCGGTCTTTGGTTTAGCCGATCCGACTTCCACGAAGGGCGTTCCTCCTGAGATTACCTTCGAAGGATGGGAGCCTGCCCTCGGACCGATTATACAGAATACAACTTACACTGCAGTATTCAAGGATAATCGGCCTTATACCGTTCAGTTCCTTGCGAGAACTATTTCCGAATATACCGATATTCACGAGGCTCTGACCGCAGCGAATGTCACATGGCTGAACTGGAATGGAAGTCTGCTTGAACTTGACAGAGATGTTCCGATCGGAACTACTCCGACTTACAATGGCGCAACTCCGACGAGACCTGCAGTTCCGGGTTATACCTATACTTTTGCAGGTTGGGATAAGCAGATTGTGCCTCTGACAGGCTACACGACTTATACGGCAACCTATACCGAGGTCATAGAGACTCATAAGGCAACTTTTGTTAAGGCCAGTGCTGATGGTGGCGGAACTCTGCAGACAATTAATGCCGTTCCGTATAACACGGCACCGAATTATACAGCAGCGACTCCGACAACGAGCAAAGGAACTGCAGAAGTATTCCCGTTTATCGGATGGGATCCTCCGCTTGGACCTATGACCCAAGATACTACTTATACTGCAGTATTCGATGACCTGAGGCCATATACGGTAAAATTCCTGGATCGCAGCATTATGGAATATGAAGGCTGACATTAGCCGAAAGGAAAATTCAAAATGGCAGTAGTTTATGAAACTTATCGCCCGGGACTGATTCGGGCCTATTCGGATAAAGGGCTCTACATCAAGAATCCCGACGGCGAAGTATATTATGAGGCTATTGATCCGGACTGGACTCATCGGACTTATGAAGAGACCGAGGAGGAAATCGAGATTGCATCCGATGAAGCGCTCTCGATTATTTCCGGAGAGAACACCTGGCAGAACTATGAAGAAAGCGATGGAGACCTTCTTCAGTCTTCTGAAGAGGCCCTCAACGTTATTTTAGGAGGAGAAACCGAATGAAGCTTGCAAGAGCCATGGAACTTCGGGCGATTATTGAAGAGGCCATGAGCAAGGAAGACGACTCCGTTGTTCTGGAGACACCTCAGCTTCTGCCCGAATGGAAAGCCGGTATCGCCTATAAAACCGGCAAGAAGATTCAGTATGGCGGAGTTGTCTGGAAAGTGCTTCAGGATCATACTTCTCAGGAAGGCTGGGAACCGGGTGCAGCACCGAGTCTGTTCGCTGAAGTGCTGATCCCTGATCCTGATGTGATTCCCGAGTGGAAGCAGCCCGATAGCACGAATCCATACATGAAGGGCGACAAGGTAACCCATAACGGAACGACCTGGGTTTGCAACATTGACAACAACGTCTGGGAACCCGGCGTTTATGGTTGGGATCCTGCGTAAATGCTAGCGCATGCTTTTATATTTGGTGGGCAGTACAACACGATTTCTCAGATCGCAAGGCTGCTCACCGCCTTTTATTTAGCGTACATCGGAACGAATAATGATCTGCTTCCGGAATCTATAAGAAAGATCTGCAAGTTTGCATCCGTGGTCTATTTTGGGATCGTACTTGCTGTTGCAGTGATTAATTCGACCGAGCTTTTACATTCGTAAAAATTCAAAATGGAAGTCCGGAGGTGATTTCTTATGACTATTCAGGAACATATGTACCGGACATTTCGAAAAGCAGGCATGACGGCGGAAGGCGCCTGTGCTGTTCTTGGACAGATTCGGCATGAGGGCGTCTTTCAGTCCAATAACGCAGAAGATTCCAAGAAAGTTGTCGATGCGATTTACACACGGCAGGTTGATAACGGGATTATCTCGAAGCAACAGTTTATGCACGATGGAATCGGCTATGGCTACGCGCAGTGGACTTTTCCTGATCGAAAAGGACTGATGTATGATTTCCATAGGGCAAGAGGCAAATCGATCGGAGATTCTGAAACGCAGATTGCATTCCTGCTCTGGGAAATGCAGCACAGTTTTCCAATTCAGTGGCGGCTTGTTACAAACAGTCATGACCTTGCAGACATCAGTTGGCAGCTTCTTGACAAATGGGAAAACCCCGATGACAAGGAAACTCAGAAACCGCGCCGCTATAAATCAGCTAAGGGCTTTTATGACCAGTTTAAAGATCTCGAGATAGGAGGAGAGCCAAAGATGACAATACCGAGTGCCATTGAGACGGCATTGAATTGCTTCCGAGCAGAACTTGGCTATCACGAAAAAGCCTCAAATGCTAATCTTGACGATAAGACCGCTAACTCGGGGTCTGGAAACTGGACGAAATACGCGAGAGATCTTGACCGACTTGGAAACTTCTATAACGGAGCAAAGAACGGTTATCCGTATTGCGATGTGAGCTACGATTGGGTCTTTGTTACAAGCTTTGGCCCGGATATCGGTAGGCAAATGCTGTACCAGCCGCTTCACTCTGCGGGTGCCGGTTGTCTTTATTCCGCGCAATACTATAAACAAAACGGAGCTTGGTATACAAGCAATCCTCAACCGGGCGATCAGATCTTTTTTAGCTATGCTCCGGGAGAATACAGTCATACCGGAATGGTTGAGTCTGTTCAAAATAGAACTGTCACGACTATCGAAGGTAATACATCCGACATGGTTGCTAGAAGAACTTACCCGATTAATTCTAGCAATATTATCGGTTATGGAAGGCCGAACTGGAAACTTGCGACAAGTCTTGACGACGACTTTATAATTAATCTCCCCGAAGGTTCCAGTGAAAGAGTGCTTAAACACGGCTGCAAAGGCGAAGATGTTGAGCAACTTCAGAAGGATCTTCAGTCTCTCGGATACGATATCGGACGCTGGGGCGCTGATGGTGACTTTGGCAATGACACGAAAAATGCCGTTATGCAGTTCCAGCATGATCATAAATTGGAGCCGATTGATGGCGAAGTAGGCAATGATACCAGAAGTGCCTTGAAAACAGCGCTCGATGAGATTAATAAGAAGCCTGATGAGAAGCAGAAAGAACCTGATACTGGAATTCCTCGAAAGAAACTTCAGATACGCGAAATCAAAATGGAAGACGAAGGCCCCGATGTGAAGCTTGCTCAGGCTGCTTTGATGTGCTGGGGCTATTCGATTGTTGTGACCGGAATCTTCGGCAAGGAAATGGACGAGAAGATCCGAAATTTCCAGAAGGCAAAAGGGCTCAATCCAACCGGAAAGATTGATTCCGACACATGGGGAGAGCTCCTTAAAGTATGAATAAATGGAGGCAGTTGTATGCAAGAATTGCGATTCATTGTAAAAGGGCAAATGATTAAGAAGGACCCGAACTCACCATTTTCAAAGATGGTTGCCGGTACTTCGAATTATTATGTCGCCGCATTCGATATGGATTCGGCATGGACAGGATACAACTGCCTTGCTAAGTTTAAAACGAATGCCGGTGAAGAGTTTATTCCAATTAGGTCCGGGCAGGCAGTAATTCCGGAGTCTGTTCTAAAGCACAAAACTTTCGAAGTTTCTGTTATCGGAAAGAATGGAATGTCGATGCTTACCACGAATACGAATAAGGTTATTCAGATCGGAGGAATTTAAAGATGCCGGATTTAAATAACCTTTTTCAGGCTGCGTCAACGGTAGGCGGCTCAAACGCCGATCCGTCGTGGCTGATTATCGATCATGATTTCAGAACGATTGATATTCCGGCAAACAAGAAACTCCTCGGTGTTACGAGTGATGAGCGAATTAACTACCTGGACTTTAAGGGCCCTCAGTATTATGAGGGATCGGATCTCAGTACGTTTTCCATTAGAGTTGTTTACCTGAATGCTCGTGGCGAGAGTGATATTTACGTTGCCCCGGAAGTTAATGTCGTTGACGGAGAGCTTCGGTTTACATGGGAAGTTGGACGGCACGCTTGTTTGTACAGCGGCAACGTTCAATTTATCGTGCAGGCAGTTCTTACAGACTCTGAAGGTTATATTTTAAAAAAGTATAATACCAGGATTCATTCACTGCCAGTCGTCGAAGGAATTGAGCCAGACGAAGGAATACTTCTCGCTAACTATGACCTAATTACGCAGTTTGCGAAGAATATTCAGAAAGCATACAAGATTGACGATTATGTTTCGGATGCTGAAGCCTATGCCCTTGGAACCAGAGGCGGAACCGAGGTAGAGGAAGGCGATCCGACTTACGAGAATAACGCCAAGTACTATGCTCAGTCCATTCGTGAGGATCGAGAAGCCACTGATATTTCTGAAGCAAATGCTGAGGCCTGGGCATCTGGTACGAAAGACGGCACTCCGGTTGATATTAATGATCCCGCTTACCATAACAACGCGAAATACTACCTGAACGAAACGAAGAATGTTCTGTCTACGAAAATCGATTTGTTCTATAATGAAGCTTCTGGTGACGCTATAGAAGTCAATGACGGGGCAGAGTATGCGCCGATTCGATCCATGAAGATTGATATTTTGCCAGAACCTGATTTGCACGGATATGAAACGCCATGGCCCGGCGGTGTAAAAAAGAATCAGCTGAAACTAACTGGTACTGATACGATTGAATCCGGACTTACGATTCGGGTTCAGGACAGCGGTGATATTTTAGTAGACGGTACATCGGACAGCATCTGTTATTATGTTGTGAACAGCGCAATTGACACGACTGCGATGGCCGGGATGATATTCTGCGTTAACGCTGTAGATGGAATCAGCTGGAGAATTATATCCGGATCGAGCACTGATGCAGTTCAGGAACTCACAAACGGCACTGCTCTTGAAGATCATGGCAGCGGAATGAGACTTGTTTGCAGAATTTCAAATGGACTGATATTACGAAAGCAGGTACTTCAGCCAATGCTGGTGCCAGCATCCGAAAGTGATTTAAGTTTCGTTCCGTACGAAAATCGCTGCAATATTTCTGGTTACGACGAACTGTTTATTAGCGGATTTATTGGTGAGGATCCTTTTGTCGATAGAGTCAGCCTTGATACGTATGCTCCGTTGTACGGCGGATTGGTCAATGTCATTACCGGCATATCCGAAAAGTCATTTGCCAAGGCTACTGCGGTAAAAGCAGATTTTGGGAGCATCAATGTTTCCGGAACCGGGCATTCTTATCGAGAAGTTCGGCTCAGCACACTACCGATTCCTTCGTCCAGAACGGATTCCGTAGCGGCCAGAAGTTCGCAGTTCTGCAATCTCGCCGTTATCGCAAACCCCGATACAGATACAAGCTATGGAGACTATCTGGCGATCTTATATTTGAATCTGGTCGACAATATTCCGATTATGCGAATTTCAGAAGAGCTGTATCAGGTTCTTGAAGATGACGAGAAGATTGAAATCGTATACGAAATGGCAGAATCGGTTCCTTTTCAATTGCCTGAAACTACAATCCGGACCGGTTTGCATTACAATAAATTTCAGTGTGACGCCGGAAGTATGACTATCGAGTATGCGGTTGATATTAAATCATATATTGATGTCAAGTTCGAACAGCTTAAGGACATGATTGAAGGTGTTTCGCCATGAACGAATCGAAATTTGTAATTCCTAGAAAATGCGATATTCCAGATGGGGCTTATGGCGTATGGCAGATTCCAGAGCTTGATATTATGATTCCGCTTTATAAGGGCTCCGGACCGACGAAGACGCAGGAAATCATCAATAAAGAAAACAGCGCATCCATCAGACCTTGGGGCTGCGGAAGAATCATTGAAGATCATGCCTACAGCCAAGCCGGTCGTGGCACATGGCAGATTGGAAAAGTAACGCCGGATACCGTCGGATTTCTGGTACTGCCGAACAAGACCGAACGATATGTCTGCAATCGCGTTCTCCGGGCAAAACGCTTTAATACATGTTTTACTTGCGATGGCGTTGGCGTTTATCCCCGATCGGCAACAGATATTCTCTGCGCCTGCTGTGCTACAGCCGATGCGACGGAAGATTATATCGCGGCGTTCAAGTATAAGGGCACAATACCCTAATTATATATTTTAAACTTCCGGAGGTAATTTCCTATGGAATTTTGGGAAATTCTGGAATCAATCGGAATCAGTCAGAAAGCTTTCTGGACCGGATTGGTGTTTCTGTCGTCACTGTTTATTGAATGGCGGCCGGAAATTAAGTGGAATCCATGGACCGCCCTGTTTAAATGGATTGGCTCAAGATTCAATAAACAGATCAATAATAATCTCAAGGCTGTTCGAGAAGAGATCCAGGCCCTTGATGAAAAAGTTGATAATCTTCAGGTAGATGTCGGTAAGGTTCAAAACGATCTTACCGATCACATTAAAGAGTCTGAAATAAAATCTTTACAGGATACTAGACGCGATATTTTGGAATTTGCAAATGCATGCATGAATGGACGTAAGCATACTATGGAGCAGTTCGATTTCGTAATCAAGCAATGCGACGAGTATGAAGAATACATTGAGAAAACAGACACAAAGAACGGCGTTATTGAAACAGCGATTAAAGAAATCAGACGGCTCTATGAAAAATGCAGACATGAAAACAGTTTCTTGAAAGAAGGAGAAGTGGAACCATGAAAAACAAAACCTATGATATTCTGAAGTACATTGCTCAGATTGTGCTTCCGGCTCTTGGCGCTCTGTACGCGGCCCTTGCTCCGCTGTGGAAGCTTCCTTATGCAGAAGCTGTCGTCGGGACGATTGCTGCAGTTGATGCCTTCCTGGGTGCTCTTCTGAAGATCAGCTCGGATAAGTACTATGCGCAGGGCAAGGACGTTCTTGGTACGCTCGCGATCGATACTGAAAATGAGACTGCAAACTTTAACTTTGATGAAGTTAATGCCGAGGATCTTCTGAATGCGAAGACCGCAAAAGTCAAAGTAGAAGTTTACGAAGGAAAACATGAAGCGTAATATTTAATTTGCAAGGGCTGCGAGTCGTATGATTTACAGCCCTTATTTTTTTTCGGCAGGGATTCGCAAAATTTACAATCCATATAGTAGAGAGGTAATAATTGGTGCCAATTGGTAGCACGCCAGAAATGGAGATGCAGGTTCGAGTCCTGCAGCCTCTTATTTTTTTTCGCAAATTTTTCAGGTTCTATAATAGAGAGAAACTAAATTTGTGGAAAAGAGGTTTTCTGAATGAAGAAATTAATCATTGGTTTGAGACAATTTATGGAGAATCACAGTGAGTTTATTGATTCACTTGCGAAAGGAGTGATTGGAGCGAATCGTTATATTTCGACAGGAGGTGGATACGTAAGCATAAATTAAGTTGAAAGGAGACTGGAGTCGCTGTTAATAGCACATGCACAGCGGCTCTCTTCTTTTTCCAAAAAAATTTCCCCGGATGGCATTTTTCGAAATCAAAATGGAAGAGGTGAAGTCAATGTGGTTATCAGTAAGAAGTCGAGAGACATGATCTATCACGAAGAAGACTGTCCGTATGCAAAGCGTATGAACAAAAAGTATCTCAGGCATGTGTCAATAGATACCGCAAAAGAAAGAGGCTATCATGCGTGTTCTTACTGTGGCGGTCTTCATGGCATGTATCTACGTATGCGAGACGATCCGACGTTCTTTGGCAGAATCAAGGAAGGAATCTCAGTTTCTTACGATCGAATAGACCGAGGATTATGTTTTCGAACGAAGAATGGTTTTTGGAAAGTTATCATTCGAGGCCCGGTAGAGACTTATAAACTCTGGCATCTTAACCATGGGCATTTCGATCCCGAGCTTCCTGATAAGATTCTTATGCGGAGAACGTTTCACAGGCAGTCAGACGTGAAGGAAACGCTGAATATTGGACGGATTATTCGGTATATTTCCGATCATGACAAGGCAAAACGGATTATGGACGACGATTGGAAGAAACTTCCAAAGGCAACTTCGAAGCAAAAGAAATACTACAAACAGGCCCAAAAGAGAGCTAAACAAAAAGAGAATAGAAGAATTGACGAATTATTTAGAAAGCTTGAAAAAGGAGAACTGTAATTATGGACGAAACGATGAGACTTTATACGCCGAGAAAAGAACTTCCGATCCTGTCGCACGAAGAAGCTTCTGCAGTTATCGCAAAGAAAGCAAAGCATGTGGCGGCTCATAAATCAAAATGGAAGAGATTCTGCGATTATTTGTTTGATGGTAAGACCTGGAAGAGTGTTTTTGATGACCAGGCAAAGGCCACAAAAGAACTGGGTAAAAAGTATCCGTGGTTTCCAATCATGTACAATTGGCTTATCGTGACATTGATTCTCGGACTGTTTGTTTCGTTCTGTATCTGGGGTGTGAACATCCATACCGAGAAGACAGCAGTTGCATATGCTGAAGCGGTCGCCGAGCAGAAGGACGCAGAGCACCAGGCATTTCTTGCACAACAGGAAGCAGACAGACTGGCGGCGGAACAGTCGCTTGAGAATCTGATGAAATCTAATGCTCAAGTAAAGGCAAAACTCGGATATGGTAGCCGTAATTTCATCGAAAAGTACAATTACTCCGATGCCGACTTTATGACTCTTTATCAATGTGTTGACAACCGGCTCAAGAATAAAATGTATCTCGGCATGACAATCGATGAGATTGCGTTTAAAGAAGGACAGTTTATCGCGTCGTTTGATACAAACCCAGTGCAGGATTATTACTTCAATCTTGCACTGAAATCCGAAAGGCTGAAGAATGAGAGAGAATCCGAAGGTTTGCCGGAGCCTGTTGGAACCGATTATGTCTATGCGATTTACACGCAGCATGGAATCTATCTCGCAAACGATCCGAACGCGCCGGCTTATACCTGGTGGAGATATTCGGAGTGATGAGGAATGGCCATGGGACAGCATAAGTATAATCCGACGGCGATTGCTGCTAAAAATGGAGAAATTCCGCCAAAACCAAAACATCCGTCGAAAAGAGAACGCGAAGCTATTGCTTATATGGCCTTTCAAAAAGCAATGCATGATAAAGGACTATTGACGCCGTTTGACATGAATACTCTTCTGGGAGTCGATAACATTTATTTCGATTAAAACACTATATTATAATAAGGAAGGAACTACGAAAAATGAAAACTTATAGCTTCAATATTTTTAAATGCAATGTTACAATTACAATCAAGAGAAAGACATACAAGACCAATGAAGAAAAGCCTGCCGAAGAAATCAAAATGGAAGAACCGGAACGCCTTTGTTTTATGGAGGCGGCCGGAAAGTATATTGAGTCTCAGCGTGAAGTACTTGCTCCTTCGACACTCAAAGGATATGAGAATATTATCGACCACCATTTCAATGATCTTTGGCTTATTTGGCTTGATAAACTTACAGAAGAGCATTTGCAGAGTGCTTTCGATGACGAAATGGCAAAAGGACTTAGCGTGAAGACTTTGAAAGGTTATAAGTCTTTTATTCTGAAAGTTCTTGCCGCTTATCGTCCTGATTTTAAGCCTGTTATTCGTATTGAAAAGGAGACTGCCGATGAGAACTCCTAAACCTGAGCAACTTAAATCCGGTAACTGGAGAATTCAATTTAATTAGAAGGAAAACAGTTTGAAATCAAAATGGAAGTAAAATAGCCTAAAAACATGCTGGCTGGAGACAATAGAAATATTTATAATGATACTTTCTTCGTTTAAAACTCACAGAATCGCTCCAGCCGGCAACTTTTTGGAGGAAAAATTGGGAGCGGCTTTTACAGTCGCTCTTTTTTTCGCAAAAATAACAGTTCTAATAATGGAGCAGAAATGCTACTAATTGGAAAAGAGGAGATATTATGACGAAAGAAAGAGTAATCGAATTAGTGAACAAATATGGACCGGAATATGTACAGGTCGAGTATCCAGAGTTTTTGAATACAGAAGTACACGGGCATGGATTATTCAAAAGCCGTTATATCGCTTCATGGGCTAACGCCGGAGGACGATTTGATGATGGTAAGTTTTATAACTGGCTGTTATCTATCGAATTCGATGATGGCCATATGAGCGAAGAAGAGGCTGATGAAATCTATGACTTTGCATGCGGAGGAAAAATGGAATTCGAACATAGTGCAAAAAAGTTCTTGTCTAAATAATATTCGATTAGAGGCTTTTACAAGGCCTCTTTTTTTCTCGCAAATAATACATTACTTATAGTAGAAAGGAGTGATTTAAATGTTTTTTAAAAAGAAAAAGCAAGAAACAAAGTACGTTTATATTCTTATGAAAGAAACACTTGGAAGAAAACGTGAAGGTTTAGTTTATCCAGATTTTAATATTCGTCTTCTTTCTCCGGAAGCTATAAAGGTGTTTACGGACTATGACAAAGCCGTTGATTGGCTTACTCACATTCATGAAAACACCTTATATGACAACACGGAGCTGGAATCGAATGGTTTTGGATCTTGGTTTACTAAAGTGCGGCTAGTTCCTGGAAGTACAACCATGGATATGCGTACGCGTTATTGGATTGAAGAAAAAATATTAAATGACTAAGATAAAAAAGAGCTCGTGATATTTACACGGGTTCTTTTTTTTCGCAAATAATACCATCTTCTTAATAGAGAGGGGGGAACTAATCATGACAAAAGTACGTAGCAAACGTGACGGAAGCACAATAATAATTGGAACTTCTTACGAGATTAAATCCATCGAGAAATCAATGCGTCGGGCTTGGAAAGAAGATCGATCGAACGTGTGGCCATCACATCTTGACGATCCGAAGTTCAATCCGAGCAGAATCTACGGGATTATAATCACACAAGAAGAAAGACATGATGTTTATTACATTCTAAACGGAGACGGTATTGTTCGTGAATTGTTTCCAAGTTTAGACAACGGGGATTCCGCTTGAAATACAGCGGTTCCTTTTTTTTTCGCAATTTTTACAACTTCATTAATGAGGTGATGGAAAATGAAGTCTATAAAAGTCTATTATATTTTGTGGACGCACGAACGAGTAGAGACAGAAATTGTTGATGAATATCCTGAAAGTACGGCTTATTTTGAAGCGCAGGTTTCGATGATGACTACAGACTATAAGAAAGCGGAAAGCTATTTGAAAGAGATCATAAGATCGACTCGAAATCAACGCGATTATGAAGAGCTCGTTCATTCAGAAAAATATTATCAGAATCATTATGAAATCCTCTACTACGGTGGCACGCAAGACAAATACGAAATTAGGCAGAGTTGTGTTATACCTGAACAAAACGAAGAGCTAGCTTAAACAGCTGGTCTCTTTTTTTTTTCGCAAAATATTCAACTCCTATAACGGCGGACCAATAAATGTGTCTCCAATTTTATATTTTTAGGAGGAATTCAACATGGTAAAAATCGGCGAACTGGCGATGGCAGTTGGAAGAAAAATTCTCAGCGAACTTCCGAACAAGAAGTACTGGAACGGATGTGCAAAATTTAAGGATGGTCGTGTCATCTACGACAAAGATGTATACGACTTTGTATTTGCGCATATGCGTTTGCGGGATCGTATCAATGCGAGGAAAATCGTTGAGGCAGCACTTGCGTCATTC